TGCGGTGGGTCAAATACGACTTGATAAAAAGAATTATCTTCAAATGGAAGATTGGTGAAGTCGGCCACAATATCCGGTTTCACCTCTATGGTTCTTATCTTATCTCTATCCTTTGCCGTGACTGTCTCGGAACGTTTATCCACGAACAATACGTTTGGATTTTGCTTGTCAAACCAAAACATCCGACTACCACAACAGACATCTAATATGAGTTTCTTTTCGCTCATTACTATTTATTTTTATCAAATTCTTTAATACATTCAAAAAGATATTTAGCAACAGTTGGATTTACCGCATTCCCGATTGCACCAACTCTGTGTGACCAATTGGAAATCCCATCATCATTTCTAACAGTGCTATACGCTGGGATTTCAAGAATCCTTTTTGCGCAAATATATCCGACACTCGTATCTGATGCCCACTGTTTAAATATCGAGTTAAAGCGCCCATCGTTGCAAATGTTGCCTTGTAATCCGATTTTGTCGGAGTAGGCAATAAGATAAAGTCTTTCCCTTTTATGCGGGTATCCAAAAGCGTAGTTTGATATACATTGCCATTCCGCATCATACCCGATTTTGGAAAGGTCGCATAACACTTGTTCGAAACCGGAAATAGTGAGAGCTGGCGAGTTCTCAACGATAACGTATTTAGGTCTAACTTCCCATATAATTCGGTACATCTCACTCCACAGCCCGGAGCGTTCTCCTTTAATACCTTCACGTTTTCCGGCAACACTGATGTCTTGACACGGAAATCCTCCACTAATGATGTCCACATATCGGAGATTGGTTGTTTTTGTAATATCTGTGAATCTTTCTGCATGAGGAAATTTGTTTTTTAATATTTCACCTTGAAATTTTTCTATTTCACAATTCCACAAAGTATCAATTCCAGCCATTTCTGCACCTAATTCAAAGCCGCCAATGCCACTGAATAGAGAACCGTGTGTCAATTCGCTTTTCTTCATTTCCATATATTCAGAACCACTCCTCATCCTTTCCGACCTCTACCGAAAGCCAGTCCATGAGGAGAGTTATAAGGTTATAAATCAGTTTCATTTCACTAAACTTTTATCGCATTGGCAATATTATCGGCATCCGACAGTTTTCTTACCAGCACATCAAATGCGGATGTGCATCGTTCTGTGTTCATATTGACCGTTTTCCCGATTTTCAAACTGTCGGAAGCAAGGTTCATCATCCTTGCCACATTGGAAAGCTTCAGGTATTCCAACGTAAACCCGTTAAACCGTGCATCTTTCTTTCGAAGTTCTTTAATCCTTTCGTCGAACTGAATACAGGAGTAATCGCACAATGTCCTTGCAAGTTCAAATCTTGCAATCTCTGCGGAATGAGATACGCCGTTATCGTCAAGAACCTGCTTGAACTGCCAGTACAACATATCCACGTGCTTGTTCACTTCTTCCGTGTACTTGTCGTTGCAGTCGGCGAAGAACTCGCTCCGGTCTGAACCGATAACGCTGTTTACAGTACGCTCGTATTCCTTTCTTGCCTTGTCGGCATCATTCAAATACCGTTTGAATGCCTGTCTGTAATAAGGCGTTCTCTTCATTGCATGCAGGCTCTCGATAACCTGCCCGCAACAGATGTCGTTCGTGAAGAGAATGTTATAAGTGCAGAGTACCACAAGGTTCTCATACTTGCTGATTATCTTGGTTGCTGCATCGGTAGTCATTGCTTTGCGTGTTCTGCCTTATCCATACTTTTGTTTCTGCTCTCTTTGGCAAGCTCGTCAATCATGCGCTGAAACTTCTTTGCCACTAACGGGCAGCGTATGCGCATCGCATTATCACGCTGCTGCTCCAATAATTCGATTCTCCTTTCAAGTTCTATATCCATAATCATTTTTTCTTAAAATTCTCACATATCCTTCCGTACCTGTCACATGCGCATACCCTATGACCTTTAGCCTTACATAGGCATGAGTTTCCGATAAAGTCTTTGGCGTATGAGCATTGGCGGCAGTGGACGGGGGAGAGGGGTTCTTTTTTCTTTGCCATCTATCTTCGGCTTTTACCTTCAATTTTAACCACATTGAACATCTCTTTAACCCGGTCGGCAATATAATCCCCATACCGCCCGGAAAACTCCGTGTTCGGGTCAAGATTGGTAGTCATGTGGGTGTAGAAACAATATCTCTGCTCATAGCGCAGTTGCAAAACGGTCTGAATGGCATTGATGCCCGTACCAAAGTGCTTGGCATCCATTGGCTCCCTACCTACTTCGTCAATGGCAAGATTGTGCATACATGACCTATCTGTGTACAGGCTCAACCCGATAATGCCTTTCTCGGCAAACTGTAAGGCAATCTCGGCAGCACTGGTAAACTGAAAGGTCAATCCAGCATCCGCGCCGCCAATACAATAACGGGCAATTTTTGCCGCATAGTTCTGTAGCCCTTTCAGCAAAGTGGACTTGCCCACTCCGATAGAGCCGTGTAATAATAATCCCTTGCTTACATCCAATACTCCGGGAATCCCCCAAACCCATTGATAAAGGGCTTTCAATAATTGGCGATTACTATCATCAACCATAAAGACTGGCGAGATTGTTTGCATAGATGCAACGAGTTGATTACGCCAATATATGTCAGCCTGTTCCCTACTCCATTGCTTCTGATTAACCTTATTTACCGAAGACGATTGATTGGATGCCGGCGGAGCTTTCGTCCGGTTCTGTATCAGTTTTCCGATTGCTTCCATTTCTCGCTTGAGATATAATTTCATTAAACTTAGAATTGATATTAGTTACGCTGAAGTTATCAAATATCCATCCCTCTTTAATTGAGGAAAGAAGATACTGAAGGGCGTACAACAAAGAATCATCCGAAACATCCATCTGTTTCTGTTCCCTTTGAAATTTGAGTTTATTCAATAACTGAGACATGGCACCTGCATCTTTTGCAGTCCAGTAATAGCTATTAGAAAAAGTCTTTCTGAAATACTCCTCAAAAAGAAAGCGGGCTTTAGAATTAATTTCCTTAGGTTCACTTTTCTTCCTACCTCCCCCTTTTAAAGGGGGTGAGGGGGATATACTTTTCTTTCTCTTTACTTTTACTTTACTTTGTTCATTATTGACATCATTAATTGAATTAATTCCGTCATTAATTGAATTATTGACATCATTAATCATATATTCGGGAATTAGCTCTGTTTCTTTTCGTTTATAAGTAGCAAGGAGAAATCGTTTCTGTATTCCAA